AACATATTTATTTATAATTAATCTAAATAAGCATAAGGCATACGCTAGTACACCCTATGCAATTACTACCTATGCAATTACACATATATTGAATTGCTCATATATTGAATTGCTTATCTATTGAATTTACTTTCCTGTTAAATACAGAAACAATCCTAAAAAAAACATTGCGCATCCCAATTCAATCATCGCATTCATTTTTAAGGTTATCAAAACTAAAATCGTGTTCGTATGTCTCTTGTAGTAACGCACAATACGCTATTTGTGTTATTGTAGTGCATTCTTCATCAAAATGCCCAAAATCCATTGTATGCGTTTCCCATATTATATCCATGCAATCTTTGTAGTATATACATGCGTTATCAATTTCATGATATATAAACTCTTGAATATCATCATCATCTAATATCCTTTCATTCTTAATTTCCTCAATTAACTCATCTTTTAAATCGCTAATCCAATCGTTTATTCTAAATTCCATTTGTTCTTATTTTATTATTCAATGATTATCCTTGCATGCAACGATTATCCTTGCATGCTATGATTATCCTCACAATTAGGGCAATTAAAATTATCTCTGTCAATTACCCAATAATATACACCGCAATCGGCACATTCAAATTTCTCTACTTGTTTATATTCCATTTATTTCCTTATTTATGTTATCCTTATATAATTGCTGCATCTCTGCATTACCTTTCTTAACTAAGTTAATCCAGATACCTAAATCTTTATATAGATTATCTATATTAAACACAAGCGTCTTAGTGTTATCAATAGTGCCATAATCAACATACAATTCTCCATTTGACTGATGCAACGATATTGTTTCGTATATATATGTTGTATTGTATTCGTCTGGATGACTTAACAATTCCTCTATTTCCTTTATAAGAAATTCGTGCAGTACGTCATCTGACAATTTAAGTGCATCTTTGCAATCCTCTAGTAATTTTAATATCTCATTATTCATTTTCTACTAATTTATTATTTAACTCTACTATATTATAATCTATTTCGTAAATATCCTTATTTACTTCGTTTAATTCTATTAAGTAATTGCACACCATTCCTAATAAGATAGATTTGTCGTCATCATCTTTTTTAGCACGTGCAATCAAGTCGTCAATACCGTCATAATAAGATATAAAACCAGAGCTATCTTGTAATTGTGGATTTGCCCAATGATAAAATTTATCATTATCAACAATCTTCATTAAGCTATTCTCATCGTGTTTTTCAACGTATGCAATTATTTTATCTGTTCGATAATTATAATATCGTGGACTATCTATGCCAACAAAATCTAAACTCAAGTCGCAATAATGGTTAAAATAATGTAGCCAATTTTCAGCGTAACTTTTGAATGTAGCATTCCAATCTACATTATCATAATCAATTATTTCATCTTCATAAGTAATTGAGTCATTAAATTGCTCAATTCTGCAATCAATATACTCTTCATGAAAGCAATAAAACCCTCCAAAATCAATTTGTATTTCCATATTATTATGTTTATTTATTTGTAATAATTACCTGTTTTTATAAAATTCTCTGCTTTTCGTTCCCAATACCTCTTATCCCTTTCAAGTATTTTGTCTAATATCTTTTGATTAATACTTTTTTCTGTTTTACTTTCCATTTGTGTTATTTTAATTGTTTCATCCATTTTGCAAGAAACTCACGAGCTTCTCTTTTACCTAAGCCAAATTCTTCTTGTAAATATACTCCTGCTCCAAACATATTAATTGTGCCTGAATCTCTTAAGTCATTTAGGTAATTAAAAATTATATTTTTCATTTGTATTTATTTTTAAATTCAAGGCAAACATACGAAGCCTAATGTTACCCAATGTTAAGCCAATGTTAAGAAATTGTAAAATATTTACTATATTTGTAACATGAACACAAAAAACGAATATATGTATAAATGGGATATAAATAACGGATTAATACTAGAAGAAAACGAGGTATTAAATTCACAGGAGGGTATTGAATTTACAGAGGAAGAAACCCCTATTAAATTCACAAGGAAAGAAACTCCAATCTTTACAGGGGTATTGAATTACTTTCCCGATGCAATCAGAGAAGTTGCCAGATGTTCTTACGCTGGGCAACAACAACACAATCCAGATAAACCTTTAGCTTGGGATAGAAGCAAGTCAGGAGACGAATTAGATGCTCTCTCTCGGCACTTACTTGAGGCAGGCACTATTGATACCGATGGCATCAGACACTCCACTAAGGTAGCTTGGAGGGCGTTAGCTAATCTACAAAAGGAATTGGAGAAAAGTGCGAAATAGAGCGTTTAAATTCATAGTGGTACTTGGCATCATCTTTTGCGAGAAGTGCGCTGAAACGCCAAACAGTAAGGCTCAAATGGCGTGTTTTAACGCAGTACATACATACCCTTTGGCACAGTTCGCTCAAGGGCGTATTGAATTGCGTAGCGACATCCGTCAATGGCATGATTCCAATTATCATTGGGGATACTGCCCTTTAGCTTCCAAGCGTAATTGTTAAACTCCCGTATTAAATTCACAGAGTCCTTATCGACAACTATATTGTAGTCCTGCATAAGTGCGATGCCTGAGAGTATGCTACCTTTCTTTTTAATGGTTGGCGTAATGTTTCTCAGTCCTTTGCTCTTTAACTCAGATATAAGGCGTGGCTCACTATTGTCGCATACTATTAAATTGTTACCAGCATATCTACGGCACATCTCAAATATATTAGAGGTAGATAGTCCAGCTTTATAGAAGTGTTCTTTTATCCAGATAGTTTTGCGTATCTTATCTGTAGCAACTTCTACAAGTGCCGATGGGTCAACAGAGAATCCAAAGTCAAGTCCAAATATCGTATCGTACTCATTGTTGAAGTCTCCAATCTCCCAGTGGGTAAAGACAACTCCCTCTGCTTTCTCAAGCCAACCTCCTAATATCTGATGCTTGTATTTCTCTGGTCGCCTCTGCTTCATGACCTCCACTTGCTCCACAAAAGACGGAGATAAATGCTTGACGTTATCTAAGTAGGTAGTGTGAATGTACGATACGTTCTCTTTAACGCCATTATAACCGTCTGTAATGCCTCTATTCTCAAAAAACCTCTCGTATATCCAATGCTGCTTAGTTGTGGGGTTTAGAATCAATATACAGCGATTCTGCTTGCCTGTAGCACGAACAGAGTAGTCAATCTTCTCAAAGGACTCTTCATCCCTTAATTCTTCTGCCTCATCCAGTACAAATGTTGTTACGCCCTGAATAGACTTTAACTTTGCCGTTTGGTCTCCACTAGCTGTCTTGATACCGCTAAATAAAATACTACTGCCTGTTAGATTGTTTATAATCTCATTTTTGGTAATGGTAAAGTTCTCGGCAATCCCCATAAGCTCCAGCTTCTCGATAAACTCAGGAATAATCGACATAGAAGCCGAAGTCATCGTGTATCGAGTAAAGAGTATGCGATGTCCTTTTTCGTATGTTAGAAGCACTAAGAATGTGTTTACACCAAATGATTTACCAGAACCCCTGCCACCAGTAATTACAAAGTATCTACTAGCATCTCTGAACAGAGGATTGTACTTAGGATTAAGATTTATCTTCTTCATCCTTTACCTCTGTAGATTCAATGTCAATGGTTTCCTCTGGCTGTAGGAAAGATATTACAGGAATGTTAATCTCCTGCTTTACGTTAATATCCTTTTGCTCTTTTGGTTTCCCGTACTTGTACTCCCAAAGTAATCTCAGGTGTGCAAAGGATTCCTTACTCATCTCAGCAAGTGCCTCCCACGCTTTCTTCTCACTTCCAAAGGCTCTCTTCATTGAGCCTAATGCAAAGTTCTTTATGTCTGCTTCTTTGGCTTTTGGCTTTCTTCCCTGACCTCTGGACACTCCCTTGACCGCTCCATTGTTCCTCCTACCATCGGAATACTTTTTGTGCGGTTCTTTTGGTTTTGGTTCTGTTTTAGGCTTTATAGGAATGCCCAGTTCGATTTTCTTCTCGTCAGGGATTAAACTTCTTTTCTTTGGTCTTGGCATGTTTAAATAATAAACTTCAAGCCAAAGTGTTTAACTTGCTGATTTACTGAGAGTAATACCTATCCATCAAATTGTAAATCTGCTCTCTGTAGTACGATATGACGTCATCGTTGTCCTCTTTCTTCAATGCCCAATATAATTGGTCTTTAAAGTATTCGTATGCTCTGACGTATGTTTCTTCTGATAGTGTTCTCATTTTATTTTATATTATAACCCTACTAACGAGTTCGCAATAATTCAACCCATTAAATTAATTCTCGCTTTCGGGTTATTATGTTAGTATATTAAGTTAGATATGCCCTCAGTACAATGATAAACTTTTGTCTGTTGATTCTTAGGCTGTATCATGTTTGATTTATAAATACGAAATTCCTCTTTAGCGTTCCTTAACTGCACTTCTAATTTAGAGATGCAATCTCTTAACCTTAGATTTTCAACCCTCAAATCGCTATTCGATTTAAGAAGTTCCTCTATATCGTACTCATCCTGTTTCTCTTCAGACAAGAAGTCTAAAACAGTTTCGTATTTCTTACGGAACTCTGCGCTTGTCTGTATCATGTCTTGAAACCTAGACCAGTTATGTAGCACCGTTGAATGGTCTTTATTTAACGTCTTTCCAATCTTAGAGGCACTAAGTTCTGTGTTGTCTCTAAGTATATTAAAGTATATCAACCTAGCATCTACAAACTCCCTCTTCCTAGTGTTCTTGGATACATCGCATCCAGTTACTATTCTTATTGCCTCTTTTACATATTCTATATCAAATTCCATCTAATTCTTGTTTATATTCGTTATATGCCTCCATAGCACCCTGTATGCACTCGTATTGCTCAGTGTCCTTAAAATACTCTATTAGGAACTTTACCTCAGCCATAAGTAACATACCCTCTCTTAATGAGAGTAGTACATCTTCTCGGCACTCTTCTTTAGTCTGATGATAACTCATCTTTTTCTTCTTTAGGCAACTTCTGGATTATTGCTTGAACCATTACATATATATTAGTAAGTGCCTTTTCAAGCGATTCAATCCTCTGTTGCTGTGTTAGTTTCTTTTTTCTCAAAGTATCCCTTTTATTGTATGTTGGTTTAAATCTTCATTACCATCGGCAAACCACTTGTTATAAGTGTGTACGGCACTATCAACTAATCGCTCTCCCTCAAGGTAAAACTCTTCCGATACATTGTAAATGCCAATGTCCTTGCTCTCTTTGTCGATACATAAAAATACAAAATCTTTATAAGATATGCCAAACAAATTGCAATAAATATACACTTGACTCGCATAACCATACTTCTTACAGTTATAAGGAAAGCTACCGTCAGCAAGACCAGTAGTTGTCTTTAGGTCAACAATCATCTCTCCCTCATTGAAAGCATCTGCCTTACCCCTAAAGGGTAGATACATGATGTTTCCAATAGCAGGTTTCTCGTATTCCAATCCCTCAATAAGTTGAGATGCTTCACTATTAGTATATATAGCATCAGCAAGTCGCATCGTATCCTCATACTCTTTTTGCAAGAATGTCATCGGATTGTTAGCAAACGCCTCCTTATATATCTTTGTGTTCTTAGTTGAGGCATCTACCCAATTAAGATGTCCAAACTTCTCAGGCTCAAATACAGCTAAGTGTAATAACCATCCTGCCGTCATAGCACTTGTTCGCTTGCTGCCAAACATTAACGACTTAGCATACGACTTAGGAGACTTGTTAAGCACCTTTACGCTACTACTGCTCAAGGCATTCTTTCCTAAGTATTCGTAATAGAACTCATCGTTGTCCATCTGTTTAAGGATGTCCTCTTTGTTCCAGAACTTTCCATCCAGTGTTACTATTTGACCGCTCATTATTTCATCATCTTTAAAGGGTGAAAATCATCAAACACTTTCCATAGAGTAGCCTCAACCTGCGCTCTGCGCTTCTTAGCCTCTTCACTATGGTAATGTTCATACTCTGCCTTTTTCTTCTCGTACAACGCTTCTAAACGCTCCGCAAGTTCTATTTGTTCTCTGTCTCTTTGAGCCTCAAACTCTTCTTTCCATTTAACGTACTCTTCACTTGATTTTCCCATTACTTTATATGTTTTATTAGTGATTTAATTAACTTTTCTACTTTGCCAAGTAACCATCTTAGGGGTGTGTCAATAGCATAGTGTATAATTTGCAATGTAGATTCTAGCATCCAGAATATGAATACTAGCTTTATTGCAAGCACTGCTTTCAGTATGATAAGGGGGGATAATAAAATTCTAAATAATTGTCTCATTTGCTATTTATTTACAGCAAACATACAAACTATTTAGTAATTAACAAAAAATGTTAACTATTTTTTTGGATTAAAGTTGTCTTTCCAGATGGTGTAGCATACCGCCATTCTCTGGTCGGTATCTTTATATTCGGATGCCATCTTAGCGTTTCCTAGACAACGGACAACAAAGTCCTTTTGCTTTTCGTATTTCTTTGGCTTAATTAGTGGCATATTAAAATTTACATTTTTGGCAATTCCAGTAATCGCCTAACCTATTTAAATAAGAAACAAAGTCAATATTGTTTTTACTAGTCCATGAGCCGTTATGGTAAACACCAGTAATCTTGCATCTATCAATAGGAACATCTATATCATCTCTATCGAAGTCGTGTTCTACTTTTAGTACACAAGCCTTATTAGTGTGCCAAGAATTACAGATGCGCTCAAGAAGTATTCTTTGTCCAGTCGGTATCTTAGTTCCTTTATATTTAGATTCAATAAGCACAAGAACCTCGTTATCAAATTCAAGTACAGCATCTATATCCGATGGGTGTATCTTTCCGTTCTGAACACCAGTAAAGTCTAAACCCTGTTTAGTTTTGTTGCTGTTTCTTATTAAACTCATTGTGTATTTTTAGTAGCTTTTGTTTTACAGGTTTGAAACAACTGCTGCAATTTGTGGGTTGCAATTTATCATTAAAGATACGATTGTAAACAGAATAAATCTCTTTAACCATACTACCGCTAATTGTGTTTCTGGCTTGTGTAAACAGCCAATCAATAGTGTCCAACTCTTCATCTGTGGGTGCATTATATTTTTTATAAGGGAATAAATCATTTAGTAACTCTTGTCTATTTTCACAACCGCAATCCTCTCCTAGAACTGCCTTTGCTAGTTTATCAATACCAGTTTTGCGAAATACCTTTTCTACGCTATCCCCAAAACCAGTAGACTTAATCTCTTGATGTTTTTGTTCTGATGACTTCTTTTGCATTTTTCAATGTGTTAAATATACTACTTAAACTTATTTTTGTTTCTTTGGCAATCTCTCGCATCGACATTCCCTTTTTATAATAAAGGTTAAATATGCCTCTGTCGTACCAATACCAATCATTTACTATCGTTTCGATTCTCTCCAGAGACTCTTCCAACTCCTTTTTCTCTTCGATAATATCCATGCTATCCTCATACAACCCTTTAAAATTATCATCTGTAATCTCATCCGTTGTAAATACGATTGGATTCTTTTTGCCGCTTGTGTGAATATTCGCATAATATAAATTTCTTAATGTTATATAAATATAAAATGTGTTGACCTCAGTCTCATTGTACATAATTTTCTGAGGGTCTTTAACATAATCAAAGATTCTAACAAACATTTCTTGCACAAGCTCTTCAGCATTTGCCTTACTAATCTTAAATGAATGTGCCATATTGAACCAATCATCGTATTTATTTGCTAGTTTTTCTAATAACTCTTGTTTCGTCAACATAATCTATAACGCTTAATATTTGTTCTAGTGAGTTGCAAACGGCATAGTTTCCCTGCCACTTAGATTGAAACTCTATTTCATCAGGCGTTAGTTTCTGTTGACTCTTTGTTTTGTTTCCGTCTTTCAGTTCTATCATAAAATTCTCGTTTCTATAGCCAAGAATTATATCAGGCGCACCTCTACCTAACTGGTGTGTGTGCAATACTGAAATACCTATCTTTCTTAATTGTTGTACAATCTCTTTTTGGTTTGCATCTACTCTTGCTTTTTTCCGCATCTTAGAACGTCTATCTCTTTAAATGGTGTGTATCCATTAAAGTAATACCTTTGTTCTCTTATGTTAAAATTGATGTTTTCCACTTCCTGAGGTATGCCTACCAACTTTTGTTTCTTAATCTTCTGTGAGCCAAAGATAACACTTGTATCTGAGAAATCCAAAGCACGATTCGGTCTCGATACAAATAGTACATTATCTGCCTTGTCGGCAAATGTTCCTCCACCTTTGATTCGGTTAACATCAGGCTTGTAATACCTACCGCTTTCATCTTTAAGTGGTGTAACCTGATGCGCTACTAGATTAACAGATATGTGATTGTCAATAGCAAACCTTTTCAATTCACTCATAAATCTACTTATATACAAGTCCTCTCTTTCGCCACTGTACATCTTATGCTGTACCGTATTGTATGGGTCAATGATTAGAGAACGTATGCCCTTAGTTCTTACTAGGAACTTTGCTCTTTCAAATATCGAGTCTAAGTTAAAGTTCTTTCTAGGATAGATTAAGAAGAAGTGCCTACGAACAAAGTTTATTGCCTCAAAGTATTCATCTTTAGTCATCTGGTTATTCTGATAGTATGGGTCGGCACTCTTCCCAATGTACATCTCTACAATGTCATTAAAAAAGTCTTTCATCGGCATATTCTCAGGACTAAATACGCCAAACTTCCACCCATCATGAAACGCCTTGATTGTAGATAGTTGGTTTAAGAATAACGATTTACCCTCATTCTGATACCCTGTCCAGATGTTAACCTCTCCCATTCTCCAAGTCCATGCCCTATCTACATCAGGAATGTAGGTTGTAGTTCCTCTCTCCTGCCCATTAATAAAGCCATCCATCATCGACTCAACAACATCGTCAACCTCAAAGACACCCTCTACTTTAGGCGCATTAGCTATTTTAATGCGTTCTAAGAGACTTTCTTTACCCTCTTGTAGTAACACCTCATTTGCATCCTTAAATGGCTTAAAATCGACTATTCTGCATTTATCAGCACCAAACCGTCTAATCAACTCTTGTTCTAAGTTTCTGCCGTTGTCGTCATTATCTGTGGCAATATATATAGTTTTTGCCTCATCAAAGACATCGTAACAAGTAGTTAGGCACTCTAGTTTCTTGTCGATACTCTTGTCGCCAACATTGGGCGCACCCATATTAACAGAGGTGTGAGCGTTAAACCCTGCCACTTCCCAACTAAGAGAATCAAACTCTCCCTCGCATATAACTATTCTATCTTTGCCCTTAACACCATCGTAATTGTAGATGATAGGTTGAGCATCCTTTGCCTGAGTAAAGAACTTTCCATCAATACCTCTTGTTTTGTAGTTTACAAGTTCTCCATCCTTGAAATAAGGGAACACTACACTTCGGTTATCCTTAGATGAAATAATTTTATTTCTATCTATAACCTCGTTAGTAATACCTCTATCGTTGAGGAACTTACGACCCTTATCCGTTAACGTCTTTAAGGTGCTTTTAGATGGTGCTTTATATGCTATGCTCATTTTTTCTCTTTTGTTTACTGTTCCACTATATCCGCATTTGTGGCAATTAAATATGCCGTCAGACAAGTTCAAAGACATACATGTATCTTTCCAATTCTCCTTGCCTAAAGATTTACACTTTGGGCATCTAACCTTTTGTTGAGTGCTGTTTCCTTTCGGTTCAATGCCTATGTTAATAAATTCTTGTACAAACATTTGTCTATTTGATTTTTATTCTGTTTTTTTTATAATTATATAACATGTATCGTATTATAACATGTATCGTATTATAACATGTTTGTTAAAGATATATAATATGATTCATATTATAATTCTTTATATAACATGTATCGTATCGTAACATGTTACTGCTTAAACTGAGGATTAACAAATATCTTTCTTTGTTTCCCATCAGTACCGATACTTCTCGTTTCTCTTCTTATACAGGCACTATCTTCTAACTTCTTTAGTATTCTGTACATAGTCCTGTCTGTTATAGACAAAACATCGCACAAGTGCTTGTTTGTTGCAAAGCAATAACCCTTATCCAAAGACAAAGACTTAATATAAGAAAATACTGCTTTTTCGGCAAAGGTTAATTTACTTAAACCCTGCATATCTACTTTAACGTAATTAGTTTTCATGGCTAAAAAAAGGGGTCTTTCGACCCCCTCTGTTATTTAGAACGGAAAGTCCTCATCGACTTTAACTGGTTCTTGTTTTGGTTTATTATTTGTATTTGGTTGCCACTCATCAATGTAAACACTGTGGGTTTTACCATATTGGTCTGCCTCTTTCTTTTTAGAGACTCCCAATCTTAGATAACGCTCTCCGTTATACTCATTCCAAAAGTCCTTGACTTTAGATTCTGCTATAGAGATATTTACAATCTCTAATCCATTAGGTGCTTGACGACCTGTTCCTACATACTTCTTTTCGTTCATAATTAACTGTTTAATAATTGTTCTACTTTTTTACTCACTTTATACTTTTCTCTAATCTGAGACATAGTAAATCCACCAGTTAAGGCTTCTTTTACCCTGTCGAACTTAACGCCCGACTCAGGTAGCCACTCTAGTTCCTTTGAGGGTTTACTATCGTGTGTATTTGTACTATCGGCATCCTTAGTATCATCTATTAAGAACAATCCGTTTAGGGCATATTTTCTGGCGTAAGATGAACTACTGCCAAAACATTGTGCCACATCCATACCCTTTTTACTAGGGTCTATTCCAGCTTGCGCTGAAACCTCAATAACACCATCCATATTCTTGAATTGTGCTGTTGCTTCTACATAAGACAATCCATTGTCTAGTTCTATAACCTTATCGGAAATAGTTAAGACAACTTTATGTTCAACGAGTAAAGGTTTTACTGCTTCGAGTATATCCTCACAATTTCGGTACTTATACTTGCCGAAATTATTAAATTGACTTTTTGGTGCTTTCAGTCTCCCCTGAATATCCACCAGCTTTTCATATAGATTCATGTGGCAAATATACAAGTTCCAACTGACACTACAAAATTAAATCGAAATTATTGAAGTTATTTTTGTATTTATTGGTTAAAGAGAACCTCATAGCTTTCTGTTCTTCATTCTTAATTATAAAGAATCCGTTGTATTCATCAAACCATATAGCGAAGTAATCGCATAAATGTAAAGGGTATCCACCACCCTCCCTATGCAGCGTAACCCTTGTGTTGTTGTGTTCTAAGTCTTTTTGCCTATCTGCACTTACATACTTTATCTGAATCTTAAATACCAATCCATCCTTTTCCAATATACAGTCGTAAGGAGAAGAGTCAAGAAGAGGCATAGATACGTTAAATCCGTTCTCCATAGCTCTTGTGGCAAACTTATATTCAGCAAAGCATCCTTTCTGATTTCTATCCATGCCACTAATATACAAAAAAAGAGGCTGCTAAAAAAACAACCTCTTTAATATAGAAAACAAAATAAAAAAATCAAATGAAAACAGGTGATACCCGAATACATTACAAATATACCCTATTAAATTCATAGGGGTATTAAATTCATAGAGGAAGTTATCAACGACCTTGTCCTCTATATTTTTTCTTCCAACCTTTTTGACCCACAGAAGCATTCTTAGAATGCACATTTGGTCTCTTAGCTCTCGAGCTTGGTGTGTATGCGTTAATTATCTTCTTTGGCATTCTTCTTATTTTTCTCCCAAGTTCTTCCAACAAAGTACGCACCATAGACTGTAATGAGTAGTGTTTGAAAAATAGGGATATATTCTTTCTGTATGCTAAACTCTCCAATGTTTCCATCGGTAAATGCCAATAAGGTAAACATAACTGTAAGAAATACCAAAGTAAGCGGTCTAATGTTCTTTGACAAAAAGCTATCACTTTGCATATCAAACTTCCAACGGTCTGTAACTTGCTGTTGTGCATCTTTATCTGCTTCTTCTAATAGCTCCTGAATGCGTTGTTTAGCCTGTAAACGCTCTTCATCGCTAGTATGTAGGTTATCTACTACTTTGCCAATATCCTTTATTAAACCGCCTGTAATTAGGCTTAAAATCTTTTTCATTAGTAAGTCCAGATTACATTAGGACTCTTGTCCTTATCTATATCAATGTGTATAAAATTGTCCGCAATACCTATTCGATTTATACCCACCTCTTGAATTGCGTTAATAAGTTTGAACCGCATCCTAGAGTTTCTAACGGCAATATCTACGGCAAGACCCTTGAGATGGCTGCTGGATTCAACTCCATTAACAGATTCGTTATGAGCAGGAGTTCTGTACCCAGATGTAATTATAAGTGGTTCTCCAACAATTTCCCTAATCTCATCAAGCATGGATAAGAACGCTTTGTCCATCATTTGCCCAGAGCCTTGTACATCTGGACTATCAAACTCTGTGTAATTAAAATACTTCATAGGTTATTATAATACCCTAAAGTTATGACTATTTTTTCTTTTTTATCTCATACCACTTTTGAATAGTATACCCTATCGAAACAACAAGCAAGAAAATCTTTAGCGCGTCCTCAACTATATTAAACGTGCTTACGGTCATTGCCGATATGTTAAGAAGATATACTCTCAAAGTAGTTAAGTCCATAATTAAAAGTTTCTACCTAAAAATGTATGTACTCCGTTACCCTCTACTGTAATTTCTTTAGACACCCAACCATAAGGATAAGAAACTTCTCCATCTACTGTTAGCTCACTAGCATTCCATAGAACATCTACAGAATACTTGTCTGCAAGTACAGGTGCAGTTAGCTCGTTACCCTCATCATCATAAGTACCCTGCTCTACAACTACGTTTCCTAGCTTTACTACCGTATGGCTGTGTGATGGATGGCTGTTCCCATCCTCATCCTCTTGGTGTGGCAAAGCGTCTATTCTAGCTTGTGCTGTCGCCTCGTCTGTAAACTCGTATTTTTTAAATATATATTCCATTTTATTAACTTGTTAATTGTTGTAGTTCGCTATCGCTTAATCTTGTGTTGTAAATAAGTAATTCGCTTATTTTTATAATTCCGTAAACTTCACTTGTGGTATAAGTTATAGAAGCCATCTTATTAAATACAGAGGCATCATTATTACCTGTGTGATTTGTTACTCCGTTTGCACCTTGCGACCAACCATT